ATACGGTCAATGAAGTTCATGACATCAAGGTTTTTACCTTCAGTTGCAAAGAAATTCTTTGCAAACAATGCATTATATGCTTTAACAAAGGAATGACGAATACCTGGATACTTGTATTTGATCTTACGTTCAATACGAGAGTCCTCAACAACGTTAAGAACAGACATGTTAACATTGTCTTCACGTGCCTGACGCATTGCTTCAAATGGAGTATACAGTGCATGACCAACTTCATGACCCATAAACAAGTCATATGTCCAAGAATCAATCTTAGAATCAAGAACAGGAACAGTAAGAATGCGATTCTTAACATCAAATGATGCCGTAGATACATTTCTTTGCTCAATGTGCAAATTCTCAGTTGCCATTAGTTTAGCAAGAAGTGATTTTGTTTCAAGAAGTTGTGTCATAATGTAGATTTCCTCTTTGTTCTCTCAGTGTATGGTGATATTATACCATAGAAAATGGTAAAAGTCAATCATTTTTTCTACTTACAATAATAACATTACCTTTTACACCCATTTTCATTTCTGTAACAAGAACAGTTTCTTCATCCCAACCCAATTCTTCAATGAGTTCATCAGGAATAGTAATAAAATAAGATGGATCTAGTTCATTATCAATTTCTATTACACATTTATATGATTTTCCCATCACATATCATACCTTGGTTCATCAAGAATAAGAATCTTACCCTCATCCTTTGCCTTTTTCATCAAAGTTAACTCTTCTACGAAAGAATATAACTCATCCAGTGAAAGATCACCCAATGCAAGTTCCATTGCATAGTCATCATCTTGTTCTTCTAACCCATAAACTCTATCAAACATTATAATACCTCATTTTTACGACCAAGAGAAGCTGGATTCATGTCTTTTGTGACATAAACATAGTTTCCTTTGTGGAGTGGAGCAAGACATTGACCAACATGTTCAACAATCTTACGATCAGATTCAGATAATTTGTGGAAATCACGCATAATTCCTGATTTTGTGAGTGCGCCAGTCACACCCGTATCAAGAGATAGGTATTCTGGTGCAATTCTGTCACTGGGAATGGACAGGTTATAACTAGTCAAGGGTCTAAACTCTTGATTTCTAGAAACTTTTTGCTTTGGAACAACATTTTTGGGCTTGCGCTTAGGTTTGTACTTAGGAACGGCACAATAAATCATAATATAATCACCTTTTTTGAGTTTGTGATGTATATTATACCACACTCACCCAAAAATGTCAAGAAATTACTCAGTCAAAGTAGTAATCATTCTCTTTTTCGTAGTTTTTATACTCTTTTGCCTTGAATCTTGTTGTTGTTACGTTCTTAGCACGTTTAACTTCAACACTTTCATTGCTTTTCTTCTTGTGTTTTAGAAAAGTTCCACCAAATCCTTCATAATCTTCTTCATAAAGATGATTTTTATGAATATTTGCTAAGTTCTTTGCCACTTTATAGCTCCTGTTTCATGTTAATGCCTTTATTTTACTACCAGGCACGTTATGGTAGCATGTCAGGGAACGCTGCCTTGACAAATCCATAAGTTAATCCTTGAACACCTTGATCTTTCTTGAAAATCCCGATAACAACTTCTGCTTCACGAGGTTCAAGTGACTCAAGTAACTGAATCAATAGTTCATTTCGTTTTCTTGGAGTTAAACTTTCTGCGGTTCCATCGCCCATACGGAATAGGTATAGTTTCCTTAACTCAGTTCCCAACTGACAAACAGATATTCCTGGTTTGGTGTCAGGGACTTTGTAGTTTTGGGGCATTTCTGTTACTAACCATTGCCATGCAGGATGGTATGTTAGTTTAAGAGTATTGACTAGAGTTTGTGATAAGTTCTTTTGTATCACCAACATTCTTTCTTGATCTGTGTTTGCCATTTCAAATTCATCAAACACTTCATACATATTTTTATTAGACATTAAAATTCCTCAATCACTTCCATTAAGTTCATCAGTTTCTTTTCCATAAAGTAATTAACCAACTTATTCTTAGGTGATGGTTTTACTTCCTCATAGGTATTTATGATTTTTTCTTTTATATCAACAGGGATATGTTCTAGGTCAATCAGCATCTGATTTCTACTGAAACCTGTCTTAGCATAGTTGTCTTTCCACTCATTCCAATCCTCATTAAGAAGTTTGTCAAGAGTACCCTTAGTGATTGGTTTCTGTCTAAAATCATTTACAAAACAATCAGGTGGAGAAAATACGTTAGGAATACCATCTCCCTTATCACCACGGATAATCTTTTCCTTTAGTTCTTCATGTGGGTTCTCTGAAATGAGATATTTCTTCTGTGCTGGATTGTATTGCTTAATAGAATACTTTCCTGTGTTGTATTTCTGTAGTTGTAAGAAGTCACCATCACTAGAGAGAATAAGAACATTCTCATGTGCAACGTGTCTAGGTGCCAAAGTTCCGATAATATCATCTGCTTCAGCACGTTCAACATCAATGACCTTGTACGGGAAGTTTTCTTTTAGTTCTTCCTTAAATCTAGCAAGCATATCAAAAATAAGATGCCAATCTAGATCGGACTTATCACGTGTTTTCTTACGACCAGCTTTATAGAATGGGAAGACCTCTCTTCTCCAATACTTACGATTATCACAACACATAATAACTTCACCATATTCCTTACGGAAGTTCTTCATGTGTGTTCTAATAATGTTGAGGATCATATGTCTAATAAGATCCTCTTGTAGTTTGTTACTCTTCTGGTTGTTGATCTGTGCCATCAACCCAGAAATCAGAACCTGATTCAAATCAATCAATATCATTATATAACCTATATTTTAATGTAATTCAGTGGGTTTCATTGTTTTTACCACACCATCGTTAAATTCTTGTGATGTAGTGGTTTTCTTGTGGATAATACCATACCAACCAGATTCAATCAGATTGGACATATAAACTAATGGATCTGCTAAGATTGCTTCAAAATTGTCAAAGTGGACATTACCACATGGTAGATCTTTAACTAAGGTAATATGATACATATCTCCAAGTTTACTTCCACCTAGTGCAACACCATCATCAGAATATTCACCGCCCTCTATAGAAACCAATCCCTCTGCTTTTCCGGGTAAGAATGACAAACAATCATAACTCTTACCTTTCATATCTTCTAGTTCTAGTAACATGTATCCCTTCCCCTAGTTGTGGCTAATGAAGATCATTATACATCAAATCATGTCATGTGTCAAGTAGAATCTTTAAGTGGTTCCTGTGAACTCTTACCATAATCCAATGATTATAGAATTCATTTGGTTTGCGTAGAACATCTTGTACAAACTGTTCTCTTGCTTCCATATAGTTGCATTCACCCTTAGATAGACATAGGTGAATTATTTCTCTGGTGAATAGGTCTTTACCAAGTTCTTTTACATCATCTTTTAGATCTTGGTTAGATCCATAGTATGATTTCCAATCACTTTGTACTTTCATTCTCTTCTTCTTACCTTTTACCTGTTTGGTCTTGGTAGAATAAAAGAACTTCTTGCCTATATATTTTTTGTTGGTAGAAAGGTTGGTGATGATATAGATGAATCCATAATTCTCACTAACCAGATCTTCTGTAAATACTTCTTTATTATAAGTCCATTCTAATGCCATGATTCCTCATCCAATTCATCTTCACCTTCTATATAGTCGGTGTCAGATTCATCGGACAGGTCTTCAATTGGTTCACCGCAAAACGGACAGTATTCTGGAAATTCTTTAGATGATAACATCTCGTTATAATTCACTAAGAATACTGACTCACATTCATGACATTCTCCATTTATCGTTTTTATTATTGACATTTATTTCCCTAATGTTTAGTTTGCCCAAACATCACCCCAACTTCCAGATAAAGCACCTTTTGCATAGTCAGTAGCCCTATTCTCAAAAAAGTTGGTGTGTGTTGGCGCATTAATCATTTCCTCTACCCAGGGCAATGGGTTCCTTTTTACTTTAAAGATTCCTTTCAATCCCAGTGAGATCAAACGGCGATCTGCGATATAACGAATATATTTCTTAACATCCTCAGATGATAATTCTTCCATTGCACCAGTTGAGAATGCCAAGTCAATAAACTTATCTTCTAGTTCAACCATTCTTTCAGCAATAGCGTAAATCTTTGATTTCAGATCATCATTCCAAATCTCACGATTTTCTTCTATATAGGTTTTGAACAATTTGATCATTCCTTCTGTATGTTGGGTTTCATCCACAATAGACCAAGTAACGATTTGTCCCATTCCTTTCATCTTACCATGTCTAGGAAAGTTGAGAAGCATGATGAATGATGAGAATAACTGCATACCTTCAGTGAAAGCAGAAAAGACAGCAATATGGGTGGCAGTAGACTCAATAGTACCATTCTTAGAAGATATATCCATAACATAATCATGTTTTTCTTTCATCTCCGCATATTCAAAGAATTCATTATAAGTTGTTTCTGGAAGACCCAGAGTTTCAATAAGATGACTGTAAGCTGCAATATGTAATGATTCTCTTGCTGCAAACCCAAGAAGCATCATACGAACTTCTGGTTGGGGGAAATGTGGAAGATAGTTGTTTACATAACCACCTGCAACGTCAATATCCCCTTGAGTGAAGAATCTAAAGATTTGTGTAAGGAAATGCTTTTCCTCTTTAGATAACTTCTTCTTCCAATCTTGAACATCTTCCAACATTGGAACTTCTGTGTGTAACCAATGGGACTGCTCATGCTTTAACCATGCATCATATGCCCAAGCATAGTTGAATGGTTTGAAGTATGTTCTTTCTTCTGTTAGTTTGTGTTCTACTTTTTTGATCATATTCTTTCTATTTTCAATATATTGTGTTTTTTAGAGTATCCGGTGTTGTTCTTCAGCCAAACTTTCATTGTACCATATGGAACATTATTTTCATTACAAAATAGTTTAGCATAACTATAATCTCTAACTTCTCCATTTATAAAATGAACTCTGATTGGTTGTGCGGTTCTATTCTTGCTTGGATCTAATTTTATCGGATTGCGTTCTAACATCCTCTTTCTAGCACTATCTCTAGAGATTTGTGTTTTTCCTGGATTTTGATAACCGGGTTGTTTTGATTGCCATCTTCTAAAACTAGAAAAGTTCCTCTTTATATTATCATACATTCTTCCCGTAAATATTCTTTCACCTGTTGGTTGTTTTCTCAACATTGAAAGAAACGCATATTGTATTCCAGAATGATCTGAATGTATTTTACACAACAACCAATGTGCAATATAATGTTCTCTATATGTAAGTTTTACCAGATTCTCTTTATTATTATAACCACCAAGACATTTTGGTATTATATGATGTTTCTCATAATATTGATCTTCTGTTATATTTTTACTGAGTCTACTCTCTATTAGATTGTTGTATATTTTTTGATAGTCCACAAGATACCTCCTATGGACTATTTATATACTTCACATGTCATGTGAGGTCTAACCTTCACATGATAAACAAACATCATCATTTACTAATGATTTCATATCTAGTTCTTTTATTACTTCACGTTCAATTCTCTTAGATACCTTATCTGCCTTACCAATCTTTTCGGAACGACAGTAATACAATGTCTTAACACCCTTCTTCCATGCCATGAAGTGCATAGCATGTACATACTTAATGTGTGCATCTGGTCTAAAGAAAAGATTCAATGATTGTGACTGATCTATGTAGTTCTGTCTATCAGCAGCCAATTCAACAATCCATCTTTGATCAATTTCCATTGATGTCTTAAATGTATCTTTAGTTATTTCATCTAATATGTTTAGATGTTGTACTGAACCATCATTAGCAATAATAGAAGACCAAACATCATTATATTCTTCTTCTGTCTGAGTAAGACCCTTGATAATCCTATCTAAGTATTTGTTTTTATTCAGAAAAGATCCAGAAAGTGTATCTTGCCTGTAAGCATTAGCACGATAGGGCTCAATAGAAGGAGAAGTATTGCCCATGATAATAGAAGAAGAAGCATTAGGAGCAATGGCCGTGGTATGACTAAACCTACGTCCAGTACCAACAGCATCAGGTGCTTCACCTCTTTCTTTACCAAGTTCAATATTTGCATCATCTAAACCTTTCTTAATATGATTGAATATGCGGTTGTTAGCAACCTTTGCCATCACTCCTTCAAATGGAACTCCATTACTCTGTAGATAAGCATGAAA